TAAGGCCATACAAAAACTTGTATCCGAGTTAAACGATAAAGTGTTATATCGTAAGAGTCCTCTAGGAGAGCCCAACTCAATGTCTAACGATTTAGACATGGGCGATAATGATATTTTAAATGCTGGTTTGATTACTTGTCAGTCTCTTATTGTTGCTGGTAGCACAGAGATTGGGGATAGCGGTGAAGCTGTCCTCAACTTGGTGGCTACTATTAATCAATTAGAAGACGATGTCGATGTTCTCCAAGCTACTGATGTTAATTTTGGCAGTAGGATTGGTGGGCTCGAAGCAGATCATCTGAACTTTGACGGTAGGTTGGCAATAGCGGAAGCCACTCTCTCTACACAAGATACGACTATTGATACGCTAGTTACAGACGTTGATACATTAGAGGTCGATGTTGCTGAGATACAGCTTCCTAAAGTTCTCTCTACCTTGAACACGGCCAATGTCCCCTTAACAACTACCCCGACTATTATCTCCGGGAATACCGACATTGTCACTTGCTCTTGTATCGAACGGCTTGTTGATGGGAGTATTCGTTATAACAGAGCTGGGAGCTATATCGTCACTTTCACTTTTAAGGTGGCGACAACTTCCAATATCGAAGTGTATTTCTGGGTTGAGAAGTGGAATGGAGCTGCTTGGGATATTGTTCCCTATTCCGGGATTACCCGAGAAATGCCTTCTCTTCGTGAGTCTGAAATTAGTGCTTCGTATATCAGAAGTGTAGATGTTGATGGCGAAATATACTGTATTATGGGGAGTGCTGCTAGTAATAGTGGTGCTGTGCTATCTGCAGATATCCTCCCTAGCGGAGCTACAATGCCATCTATTCGTATTGATATACGTGGAAAATAAAGGAGAAGATATATGATTGTTCCTAATAGTCGTTCAGCTACTCTTGTAGCCGAGACTGAGACAGCAGAGCTTGCTGTTCTTCCTGGGCTTCGTTGGCATCAGATTGATTGTGGAGTGGCTGCTGCTGGCGGTTTGGTTCTTAATGTTGATTTTGGGAGCGGAGAACGAACTCTCGCTTCTATTGATTTCACGGATACAGAGAGGGTTGCTTCTCTTATTTTCGGTGATGTTAAGTCTATTGAGCTTGTCCCCACTGGGGTAGATATAGATTATAGTGTAGTGTATATTGCTACGGAGGCTTAAATGCTGCATCCAGTATTAAGTACTCCTATACGGAGCCCAATTGTTGACGTGCTGAACCCTGTGGGTTGGCGTGCTGGCTCATCTTATCCCGCCGCCATCGCCCTACTCTGGCCCCTCAAACTCACCGCCTCCGGCGTCCTCAAATCCGCAGTCGGCCCCGCTCCAACATTCACCGACACGCCAACGGTTGACTCTTCTGGCGTAACCCCAGGCGATGGGCCTAGCTTCTCCTCCGTGGTCACATGGGCCGACGGTGGCACGCGGGTCTGGGAAATCACCATGTCCACGGCGTCGGCTGATCTCGTGGGGGATGTGGAGGTTGGTGGGGGGTTGAGTGTCAATTCGGCGGGGCTGTCGTTTAGCGATGGGACGAACACTGCGACGGTGGCGACGAGCTGGGCGAGTGGTGAGGTGGTGATTGCGGCACTCATAGTCGAGGCTGACTGGGGTATGCGCCTTGGGAGGATCGAGTAATGGCAAAAATTGACTTGCTCTCTCGCGGTACGGTGATTTGTGATCCTAGTGATTTTTCCGCGCTGCAAAATAAATCAGGGGTTGGAAACGAGGCGTTAGCTATAGAGGGCTTCCCGGCTGGCCCTACAAAGGCCATTTACGTCGAGAAAAAATCAGGAAGTGATACGTATGGGCAGGTTCAGCTAGACCCTTATTTGTCTCTTGGGATTGCAGCGGCAGACTTTAAGGGGCTTTTAATTGAGGCGTATAACCCAGGGTCTAATCCTCGCGGCTTTTACATCGAAATATATAACAGCGCAGGTACGCGGATACACAAATCAACCCTGGTTGCTGACGTTTCAAGCGGGTGGCAACTTTGTTTTATTCCCAAGTCTAACTGGGCCGTAAACGCTTTTGCAGTGGATACGGCTATCAGGTTTTTCCGCATCGGGATAGAAGGAACAGATAATTCGGGATGGCCTATGGCCGATGGCGAGTCTTTGTTTTTTGGCCGATGCTACGTTGACCCGGTTCAGTTGCCTGTTTTTTTACTTGGGACAGACGATGGTGTTGCCGCGAACATTGAGCATGGTGATGGATACCCAACCGGATACCCGGCGTCTGGTGGAAACTACAAGACAATTTGCGATTATTATAAATTTCGTGCGTCTGCGTACATTGTCCCGCCTTGGGTTGGTACGTCTGGATATTTGACATGGGACCAACTTCTGGCATTGCGCGATGCTGGCTGGACTATTTGTAGTCATAGTACAACGCACCCCACTGGTCCAGATAATGCCGGACTGCGGATGCTTGGCCCCTACGGGATAACGCAGTCATATTCGGGCGCTGCGGAAGATGATAGCGCGATATATGCTGATATTATGACCGCAGTTGACGAACTACATTCTCGCGGGTTCCGTGATGCGCTCCATTTCGCTCTACCCCAAGGCGGTTGGGACACATACGTCAGAACCGCATGTCTCCGTGCTGGCTTAAAATCCGTTCGTGCCATCTCATCCCCCACAACGGGCTTCCCGGTTCGCGGCGCTTTGCACGTTGGCGGGGGAAATTATCAAGCACAGCGCCAATCGGGCTGGTTTGAACTCGCTGGTGCAATCCAAATCGACGGCACTCCAACCCTCGCACAGATCGAAGCATACGTTGACGAAGTTATCCGCGTTGGTGCTACAGGCTCTTGCTACACGCACGGCATTGACGCTGCAACGGCTGTAAAATTCGACGGCCTTTGCGCTTATCTCAAAACAAAACAAGACGCTGGCCTCATCCGCGTGATGACCGTGGCCGACTACTATGAGAAAAATGTGGATTGGGGCGGATGGGCTGCATTCGACGGCACAATGCCAGCCCTCACCCTCTCCCCCACGGCCCCCGGCAAGCTCAAGCAGGTGCAGGAGTGGAAGAAGGTGGCGAGTGCGAAGGAGATAGGAAAATACTGATGGACGCCCAAGACCGCATATCCCTCGGCTGGCAACTCTGGCTGACTCCGAGGCAGAGGTACAAGAATAACAGACAGAGATATCGATAAATATATGAAACTTATAAATCTTTTCACGGCTTTAATTCAATTAGTGACTTTCATATTGAACAAGTACAGTGAGAAAAGACAAGAGAAGAAATATGAGGAAGTTCGTAATTCTCCTGCTGATATTTGGTCTTCTGGGTTTGGGGTGCGTAAAGAAACAAATGACGATGCCACCAAGACCGAATCTAAGCAGTAGTGTTGTTTACGATAATGGCACATTAGCTCTTTCTCCAGACGATTCGAAAGAGCTACTATTATATATAATTCAACTGGAGGGTATGTGTCATGATTGAGCATATTACATTAAACTGGGAACTTTATATTGCAGCCGTAGGAGCCTTTCTTGGGTTCGCTTATGCTGTGACTAAACTCACCAAGAATACGAAAGATGATGAAGTTGTCGGTAAAGTAAAGGATGTTTTTGACTCCTTTACTAAGAAGAAGGACTAGGATGACCCCGATAGAAGAACATAGACAAATGTCCTTGACTGAGGCTGATATTGATGCTATACGTGGGGTATCTTGTCAGTGCCCTCATGGTATGACAGCAAAAGACATATTTAGACTCAGAGAATTTTTAGATTATTGGGACCGAACAAAATCGGCTGTAGGCGGATATGTCATAAAAACATTCATTATCTTAACAGTATGTATTGGTGTTATGGTAGCATGGATCACTAATAAATGAGGTTATATGTTTAAAGACACCGTAGGAAGATGGTTGACTAAATCTCTTTTCTACGAAGCTAATGACTATAAGATTGACAGCGCCCTATTTACTTTAGGAGATGAGGATGTCACTATTAAAGGGAAGCCCCTCATCTCCTTGCGGAAACGATTTGTAGATAGCGATGATCCCACAGGTTGGGCAATAGCTCAGGAATTCCTTGGAGGATATTCCCATTGGGACGCTATCTGCAATTCCGCTTCTCTGAGGGGAGAAGTAGAGAAGTGGCAAGAAGAACTAGAAGTTAAGCTTCGTAGCATAGGTTTGGCTAACACAATTAAATCTGCAAGAGCTGGGAATTTTAACGCTTCCAAGTTCTTATCTGAGAAAGGTTGGGTTAAGCGTATAGCAGGCCGACCTTCTAAAGACGAAGTTGCTAGGGAATTAAAGGTCCAAACCAGACTCCGGGATGAGTTTGAGGATGACCTCAAACGAATGGAGGTATTAAATGGCGAGGGACTGCCTCTCAACTAAAGACGCTATAAGGCAGCAAGCTGAAGACGATTTGTTTTATTTTGCTTGTCTTGTCAACCCTATGCGATTATACGGGGAGTTGCATAAGGAGGTTTTCAGATGGCTGATGCGCGAAGATCATCCGAATCAACTTCTGCTTCTTCCCCGTGCTCACATGAAGAGCCACTGCATTGCAGTTTGGGTCGCGTGGTGGATTACTAAGCATCCTGAAACCACAGTCCTTTATATCTCAGCTACTTCAGAACTAGCTGAGTCCCAGCTTAAAGCGATTAAAGATATTCTCACATCGAAGATATACACTCGCTATTGGCCTGATATGGTGCATCCTGAGGAGGGTAAACGAGAGAGATGGAGTGCTACAAAAATTGCTGTAGACCATCCTAAACGTAAGACTGAAGGTGTCCGTGATGCTACTGTGGCCGCTGCTGGGTTGACAACTACAACTACTGGTTGGCACGCCGATGTAATTGTACCTGATGACGTTGTTGTGCCTGATAACGCCTATACTGAGGACGGGAGAAGAAAAGTAGCTGCTGCTATGTCGCAGATGGCCTCGATCCTCAACACGGGCGGTATTACAAAAGCTTGTGGGACACGTTATCATCCTGCTGACCAGTACGATGTGTGGTTAAAACAGAAAGTCTCTCTCTTCAATGAAGAAGGAGAAGTTGTTGACGAAGAGCCTATTTGGGAAGTTTTTGAGAGGGTTGTTGAAGTAGAGGGTGAGTTTGTTTGGCCTCGCTCTAGTCGTGGTGACGGTAAAATGTTTGGGTTTGACAGGCGAGAACTTTCTCGTATTAGTGCTATGTACACAGATAGAACTCAGTTTTACGCACAGTAAAATGTATGCTGAATGATTTCTAAATAACAAAGAGGCGAAAGCTGATTTGAGGTAAGATACGATAAACATGGACTCGGAGGAGTAATGTTAAAAAGTTTTAAGTATTATGCAGGGCTGATTGACTCGGATGGGTATGTCGGCTTGTCGTTTAATAAGAGCACGAATGGCAAATACAGTGTCTACGCCGTTGTGCAGCTAAGGTTTAGAGAGGATTCCTCTAAGAAAGTGCTCCCCTATCTAGCCTCTTTCTACAAAGTTAATCCTTATATAGAAGAGACAGAGTTGGGGAATCCACAGATGGGGATTATGCTCTCAGGTAAGAAGGCTGTCCGTTTTCTGAATGAAATAAAAAATCATAGTGTCTTAAAAAGAAATATTATGGAGTGGGTCATTCAGAATAATGGTAAAAGCTTCTTTGAAGAAGAGCTCCCTGAAATAAGAAGGGAATTAAAGGAGCTGAGAGCAGATCGGTCTCCTTCAAGGAAACCTTTTCCCTCAAGGCAATGGACCGCAGGGTATATTGATGGTGATGGCTGTCTATTCTCTGATTTAACACAAGAAGGCTACTTACATTTTAAATTGTGTGTTGCCTCCCATATGAATGACCCCCAAGGATTAGAGTTACTATCTAAATACTACGGAGGGGTTATTACTGTCCGTAAAGACGGTAATTTATCTTATGTATTAAGCGTTACGAAGTCTTGTAAGCTTCTCGCAGATGTGCTTCCTCACATTAAAATAAAAAGGGCACAATTCGATTTAGTAAAGCACGTTATTGATTCCGGTTGCCATTTGAAAAAGAATGGGGCGTCAAGAGAGTCCAACCGAGCTATTCATACTAAATTGAAGGAATTAAAATCGTATCGACCGCAACGACTGAATGAAATCACTCCTGAGGGAGAAGCCACAGTCTGGATGAGATAGTCTCATAATGATTACAACGATCCTAACGACCCTGAAAGTAACAGATTAAATGCTAGCCGTTTTCAATATTACGATAGAAAACATATAAAGAGGGAAGATGGCCGATGGTATTACAAAGAGCGGCCATTGAATGTTTATGCAGCAATTGACTTTGCGTTCTCCCTCAAGAAAACCGCTGACTATACAGCTATTGTTGTTATCGGTATTGATGGGGATGGAAACATTTATATTTTAGATATTGATCGATTTAAGACAGATAAGATTGCTGTCTACTTTGAGAAAGTAAAACTCTTACATGCTCGCTGGATGTTCAGAAAACTCCGAGCTGAAGTGAGTGTTGCTCAGGGTATGATTTGCAATGACTTAAAAGACAGTATTCGTAAAGAAGGTATGAGTTTATCAATCGATGAACACAGACCAACTAGGAATGAGGGTAATAAAGAGGAGCGTATAGCTTCTGTCCTTGAGCCTAGATATGAAAATATGTCTATATGGCATTTTCAAGGCGGATATATTCCGGCCCTTGAGGAGGAGCTTATTCTAGCTCGCCCGCCACATGATGATATTAAGGACACTCTAGCCTGTGCTGTGGAGATAGCCATCCCACCTAAGAGGCTCAGAGAGCGTGATGTGCAACCTAAACTCCAATTCTCAAATAGATTTGGAGGTGTGAGTTTTGGAGGTATCTAATGGCTGGTAGTGTTGCTCAACTTAGGCTTGCCATTAACGAAATCTCTGATGGCTTGGCTAGAAATGTAGCATATTTGTGGGATCAGTGGCATAAACAGAGACTTACGAAGATTTCCCAGTGGACTGAATTACGTAATTACTTATTTGCAACTGATACATCAACAACGTCTAACTCTCCTCTTCCTTGGAAGAACTCAACTACAACCCCTAAGTTATGCCAGATACGGGATAACCTCCACGCTAATTACATTTCAGCCCTGCTCCCTAATAGCAACTGGATGAAATGGGAAGGTGGGAGTCAGGAAGACGAGTTGAAAGAGAAGGCCGACGCAATCACTGCTTATATGCGTACTAAGTGTCAAGAGAGCGGATTCAGAGATATTGTTAGTAAGCTAACTTATGATTTTATTGATTATGGTAATTGTTTTTCTGAGGTAGAGTATGTTCGTAATGGGCATATTGACTCTGAAACAGGAGAATTTATTACAATCTATGAGGGCCCTATTGCTAGGCGGATTAGCCCCCTTGATATTGTCTTCAACCCTGTTGCTGCTTCTTTTGAGGAGTCCCCTAAAATTATAAGGAAGCTGTATAATATCGGTGAGCTTGTCAAGTTAGCTCTACTCCCCGGGGGAGAAAAATGGCAGAGAGCCATTGATAAACACTCCCTTCTTGCTAAAACATCGGGGAGTTATTCGATTGAGGATTATGAGAAGGCTGTTGGTTTCTCTGTGGATGGGTTCGGGAACTACCAAGAATATCTGCAGAGTGATTACGTAGAAGTGTTAGAATTCCGTGGTGATCTCTTCAATAAAGAGTCAGGAGAGCTTCTCCAAAACCATCAAATTATTGTTATTGACCGTTGCATTCTAGTTGACAGTAACCCAATTGAGAATTGGTTAGGCAAAACAAGTATTGTTCATGCTGGTTGGCGTTATCGCCCCGATAATCTGTGGGCTATGGGCCCGTTGGATAATATCGTAGGTATGCAATATCGTATTGACCACCTTGAAAATCTGAAAGCCGATGCTATGGACTTAGCTGTGCATCCTATGCTCCTTATTAAAGGCGATGTTGATCCTTTTGATTGGAGACCGGGGGGAGAGATTGTTATCTCTGGTGATGGTGAAGTGGCGGAGTTGGGGAAGAATCTTAGTGGCGTAATTGCCGCTGAGAATGCAATAGCATTATATGAAAATAAAATGGAAGAGTTTGCCGGAGCCCCTAAACAGGCAATGGGTATTCGTACCCCCGGTGAGAAAACTGCTTTTGAAGTTCAGCAGCTACAGAATGCTGCAGGAAGAATCTTTCAAGAGAAAGTGACACTCTTTGAAATTAATATGTTGGAGCCCCTCTTAAATCTGATGTTAGAATCTGCTAGACGCAACCTTAATATGGTTGATGTTGTTCGTAGTTTTGATGATGATTTTGGTGTAGATGTGTTCTTAGAGATTACCAAGGACGACATCACTGCTAGGGGTAAATTAAGACCAGTTGGAGCTAGACATTTTGGCGAACAGGCTCAGTTGATTCAGAACATAAACACTCTGTTCTCTGGGGCCCTTGGTCAGATGGTTGCTCCTCATGTCTCTCCGAAAGCTTTAGCATACCTTGTTGAAGATGCCTTACAAATTCAGAAGTATGAAATTATTAGGCCGAATGTGGGTATGGTAGAGCAAGCTGAAACGCAACAGATGGCGGGTAATCTGGAGCAGTCGGTGATGGAGAATCAGGCAGTTGAATATTAAGTTTTCCACCCGCCTTACATCGCATCTAAAAGGACAAGATAAGAAGGATTTTGCTACCCGCATCATCGAGAATAAACCAATTCTCGACCGGATTATCACAGTCATAGAGGCCGATGTTAAGAAGAGCCGTAATATCCATATTAACAGAGAGAGTTTTAGAAATCCAGAATGGGCTAATCAAACAGCTTATGAATTCGGATACCAGAAAGCTCTCGAAGATGTAATTAACTTACTTACGTTGAGGAACGATAATGCCGAATGAAAATATTTTTGGTGATGGAGACCCCACACCAACTAATGCTCCTCAGACCCCTGAAGGGCAGCCTGTAGTGACACCCCCCGTCGTTGATCCGTTCACCCCCATCCTTGAAGGTATCAAGGGGGATGATGGTCAGCCTAAGTATCGGGATGTCCCAACTGCACTTAATGCTTTGCAACACTCTCAGGAATACATTAAACAGCTTAAACAGCAGCTTGAGGAAGCCACACAGAAGGCTTCGCAGGCTGTGACAATGGAACAGGTGCTGGAGACCTTGAAGAAGCAGGAAGAGGCTACTGGAACGCCTACAACCCCCGCTCCTTCACAGGGGCTCACAGCCGATGATGTTCTCCGCCTTCTGAAAGAAAAAGACTTGAAGGAAAAAGCAAGTGCGAATGCTTCTGTAGTCGCTAAAAAGTTTAAGGAGGTTCACGGAGAGAAAGCAGAAGAGTTTTTCTATGGTAAGGCTGCTGAGATGGGTTTGTCTCGTGAAGCTGTAAATCAGTTGGCATCCTCGTCTCCTGCTGCTGTCTTTTCTATGTTTGGTATAAAGGATGGGCAGCTTCCTGTGCCTCCCACTCCAAGTGGTGTTAACACGTCCGGTATGCAGGCTCCCACTCCACAGCCTCTTGGGACCGTAATGGGTTTTAAGAAGGATGTTGAATTGGCAGAATACTGGTCTAAACTTAAAGCAGAGGTTAATGCTAACCTCGGAATTAAATAGGAGTTTTTAAATGATTACTTCCGCTACTAACCGTTCTTTTATCGAAGCTGAACAGTATTCTAAGTTTATTCTTGAGAATATGAAGGACGGTCTCCTCCCGGAGAATTTTTTCAGAAATGTTTCGGATTTCGGCAGCGGTGAAACCCTGCATATCAAGTCCATCGGTGAAGCGACCATCCAGTTTGTCGAGGAAGACAAGCCTGTGACCTACACCCCCATTGAATCTGGTGAGATCACGATGAAGATCGACCAGTATGTGGGTGATGCGTACAACTGCTGCGCGAATTAAGAGTAAATAACGTGGAGGCGTAAGCTAACACGCAGGAAAACAGATGGCAATACACCCCAGGAGGGGAGATGAAAAATATCAAATACTATGCTGGGCTATTTGATGCTGATGGCAGTTTCGATATTGACCCTACAAAACGAAGTGATGGGAGCTACTATATTAATATAAGAGCCACCCTATATCAAAAAGACACAACTGTTTTAGAGCCTCTTGCCAAACATTTTGGCGCAGAAGTGAAGTCTTCAAAAGGCTGTAGCTGTGTTTCTTTGAGAGGGGATAATGCACTCCGTTTTATGGAACAGGTTAAACGTCATTTAGTTATCAAAAAAGAAGTGGTTGAATTCCTTATTCCGATCAAAGGTACAAAGACAGACGATATTAAATCGCTACGTGCCTCTGTACAAGAAGCGAGAAGAAGAGTGTCCCCAGAGAAAAATTATCCCTCCCGTCAATGGATGGCTGGGTATATTGACGGGGACGGTTGTATTCACTCTAGTTTCAGAAAGGGCGATGGGAATATTGAATTCAAGTTGGCTGTAGTGAGCCACTATACCCAAGAAGCTGGGTTGTTATTAATGCAAAAAGCTTTTGGTGGGTATATCACAGAACAAGCAGATGTTCGTAAATGGAATATCTCACTCAGTATTAGTAAAGGTAAGCAGTTGTTTGAATTCTTTGGTAAACACCTTAGGATGAAAAAACAACAGGCAGACCTTGTGTTGGATTGTTTACGTAGTAGAACACATCTCAGAAGAGAGGGTGCTACGTATGATGATAATCTTAGATTACATCAACATCTCCAATCACTAAAGTTACCTACAACGACTAAATCTCTTGAACAAGACCAGTTGTCTTGTAAGTTATAGTCTGAATATCTGAAATGATATTATGGGTATGTGACTGACGTTATGCGTCAGGACGGTAGCCAGATTGAAGTGCTCACCGCTATGCGAGCAAAGGAAGCCACCCGTGCTCTGCAGGAATACTTCGAGTCTAAGGCTCTGAATGTCCTGTACTCTGGTGCTCTTTCGTCCTTCGGATTTGCTGGTGCCAACCCCATTAACGGCTTTCAGCACTTTGGTGCTGCTTCCGGTACTGGTGGTACTGTTGAAATCAAGGACTTCATCCGCATGAAGCTCGCCTTCGATAAGGCTGAAGTGCCTATGGCTGGACGTGTCTGTATTGTTGACCCTGTTGTTGCTGCCTCCTTGGATAACAAGTTCCAGGCCAGTTACAGCGTGGATCGCAATCCTGAAATGATGGAACTGCTCAAGGGCGGTTTTGATCGTGACCATCAGTTTGTTATGAACCTGATGGGTTGGAACATTATGACCTCTAACCGCCTGCCTAAGGCCACCATCACTACTTCTTGGAAGCAGCTTGATGGCGCTACTGCTGGTACGGCTGGCGA